CATGCATGGTGTGAAGCCAGTGCTTAGTGGGGAGCGATACACAACACCAGCATTTTATACGGTTATGGACTCCTGACATGTTTAAACAAATGCCGATTCCTGCTAATCCACCCAGAGATATATACCCGAGTATTTCTATTTATGAAAATTTTTTGGACGAAAAATCTTGGGCAACTTTAGATTGGTATGTTCGCAACACAGATAAAGAGACATGGGGTTTCACGAAATCCATGGAAAACCGTCCGGCAACAGCGACACGTTTTCATACTGTGAAACACAGCAAAAATAATTCTATTGAATATTTGCGTTCAGAAGTTTTTGATGATGAAAATTTTGAAAAAATTAAAACAGGTCAAATAACAGAACCATTTCCTGAAGGTCTTGAAAATTATGAGGATTGGAATCTAGTTCTTCACCACCCAATTGAACAAAAAATCTTAGACATAATTACGGATTTAGATAACAAGATAAATGAAAACATATTTTCCCTGTTTGGTCAAAAAGCCAAAAATACATTTCCTCAAGTATTTACAAAAATTGAAAATAATCGTTCAATGAGAATGCATACTGACGGCTACGATTTTGATGAAAGTTCTCCAACTGCTCACAAACCATGTCACTTTGCATCCATCTACTACATCAACGACGATTATGATGGCGGGGAACACTGTACGCCGTATCTTGGATTGACCTTTAAACCAAAACGCAATTCGTTGATCTTGAATTGCACACCATGGGACGAAGATATGGCTCACAGAGTGAATAGTGTTACAAAAGGCGTTAGATATGTTCGCCAACATTTTTGGCTTTTGGACGAAAGTTAAACCAATGTTGCCTACAAATTTTCATTTATTTAAAGATTTTCTTAGTGCTGATGATCATATAAAATTGCTTGAATATGTTAAAAGCGGTGTGGATTTTTCTCCGTCCGAGGATCGTCTGTCTACCGTAAAATTTAAACAGGTTCAGCACAGCGTTGATTCTTCGGTCACCTATTTGAGACCCTATGTGCCCTGCATTGAGGGTGACAGTGGGATGGATTATTCACCGACGATTAACGACTGGTCATATTTTCGCCATTACCCTATTGATGATGCAATAAAGAAAATTGTTATCAAACTTCAATTTCTTTCCGCTAAAGCCATAATGTCAACATTTGATGTTTTTGCGCGAGGCATATACGACGGTTTTTTATTGAAATACTCTGACGGCAGAAGCCTTCGTATGCATACAGATACATATGAAACAGATATTGGCGACGAATATAGGTCTGCTTCTTTTTCGTCTGTTTACTACATCAATGATGACTTTGACGGTGGGGAGTTTCATGCACCGCTTTTGGGGATAAAGTTGAAACCCCTCGCAAATACCATGGTTTTATTAAACAATATTGCTGACGAAAGTTCTTGTCATGAAGTAACTAAAGTTAGTGTTGGTGAAAGATATTCTTGGCAACAGGTATGGGAAACGGATTAATCCATTGACTATATGCTCAACATGTAGTCAATGTCTTCTTTAATCATTCTTAAAGATTCGTCAATACCTTTTTGTTGCAACTTTGTTGGATACGGTGCGTTAGTCCATTCGGCAAATTCTTTTTCCCCCAATTCCTCTTTAAGTTTCTCCAAACCTTCACCCTTCCACCAAGGGAAATGTTCCCCACTCCGATTCCGTTCACCAAGAAGGAACCCATTGTGGTAGCGAACGTATTGTGTTCCTGTTTTATCAACTAAAAACTTTGTAAAATTTCCCGTAAGACTAGACATCGGCATTTTCCCATCTGGTGTTGACGCTTGAACGCTCGCCCAAGGGATCAATTCATTTGTGTATGGCGTGCCATTTTCTTGGAAATCCGCTTTATAGCACTCTGTCAAATAAAACCACAATTCGTGGATGTCTTGAATTTTTTGGCTATTAGGCAAATAGTCCTTACTATATGAGTGCTTATCGTAACGACCGTTCGTTAATTCCGTAAAATCATAAGTCGCACCAAAATGTGTTTGAGCATAATCTTGTGCTATTTGACCGGGTGTTAGCGGTAAACTGTTTTTTTGAGCATACGATGAGAGCCCGTCTTGGAACTCTTCGTATCCGTGGCAAACAAAGTCGTCAACGACCACTGCTAGAATTTTTACATCAAGGTTGTTTTTGTACATTTGGTGGAGTTGCTCAATGACTCCGTGTTGAGGGATATTCCCACAGCCAGCCGCCACATTAAAAAGAAGGGTGACTTTTCCTCTTGCTTCACCCAATACGTCTTCATTTTTCCCATCAGCAGATTTTACTTTTATGTCGTAAATAGATTTTGGGAGGGCTTTAATAGCGCTAGAAATATTGAAATCCATCCTCACATTGTACTATTATGAGCAATAAGCACAAGAAAGGCATATACAGATGAACCCTACAGTCAACATTTCCTGCGAATATTTAGGCGACCCTCGTTTTGGGATGATCGTATATAGGAATATGCTCCCCAAAGAATTGCGTTTAGTGGAGCGCCTTGAGGACACAATCGGCAACAGTAAAACACCTCCCTATATGTGGATGGAGGCGCTTGTCGGTTACAACCAAAAAATGCCAGAATACCGTGATTGTGTTGACTGCAAAATGGGCGAATTACACATAAAACATTGTCCGCCTCAGTTTGCCGAATTGGTGAATATCTACAACGACACCAAAAATCCGCTGAAAGAATGCATTGCCGACTACGAGAAACGTTATAACCTTCAACTGAATTATATGGAGGCAATAAATTTCATTCGTTATGGGGTGAATCAACACTTTCAAGTTCATACTGATCACGGATTTTCCTATACTGCGACTACTTCTTCCTGTATGTACCTGAACGATGATTATGAGGGCGGCGAATTATGGTTCCCGTATTTGGATATTTCATTTAAGCCTCAGTATGGAGACATCGTTTTGTTTCCATCTACCTATATTTATGCTCACGCCGCTAAGCCAGTTCTGTCGGGCGTTAAATACTCTGCTGTAACCATGTTTGACTATAATGACAACAACCACGACTTAACCCGTCAGGCAAGTTATAGTCAAGAAAAGAACTATTAATGTCCAAAATACATTTACTTAAAACTCAAACCATAACTCCCAAAATAGTTCAATCCCGAATAAAGCGGGAATGGATGGATAACACATACAACAAGCATGCTTATCAATGTTTACCAATGACTTATGCGAATGTCTACGGGTGGGAATTACAACTTGAACAGGATGTAGTTGTTGAATGGAATGGCGGGAATGTCCCCCCAACTATTATTTCTGGCGAAACTATCCAAACCAACCTCGGCGCTTTTAAGACAATCGCGCATTCAAGCATCATTGGAATGATTTCGTTTTCTACACAATATGCGTTTCGCACAGAACAGAATTACGATATTTGGATCGGTGGATCACCAAATTATATGGTTGATGGAGCAAAACCACTGTCAGCCATAATTCCAAGTTCGTGGTGGCCGGACGAATTTCAAATGAATTGGATGATCACGAAAATTGGTGAGCCAGTAACTTTTGAGGCTGGAATGCCATTTATGTTCTTCACATTGTTTGACAATAGGGTTCTTGCTGAAACAACTTTTGAGGTTTCGTCCTTATGGGACGATAAGGAACTTGTTGAACAGCGTTCCAAATATGGCGCTATGAAAGCAAAAAATAATCAAGAAAACCCATGGACGTGGACTAAAGGGATTCGGACTGGTTTGGATGCCGACGGGAATCGCATAGGTCCGTCTTTTCAAGGGTTGCCAAAACTGAACGAACCAATGAACTAGTATATTCCCCTATGGACATAGGGGCATTTGACCAAGAAAAAGCAAAATCTAAAGCAAAAGTTTTTTTAGAAGAGTCTATTTTTGTGTTATCAAAAATGATGGACGTTGATCCATCTTCAATTGATGTCAATTCCATAAATCCCTACAACCCACAGGAACCACTTTATGCGAGTTGGGAATGTCTGCGGAGTGAGATTTCTGCATTAAAAAAATTGCAGTAATGTCATGGATCCCAAAAAGAAAGCAGAAGAACCCACAAAATTCGGTGAGTCTGATACTGATTTACCGAAATTTGATGATGGCATAATTTATTTTGAAAGCGAAACAGGCAGATGGCTGTCTAACGGCGAGTGGGTGACTAATTGCCACACAATTGATTACACAGTAGAAAGTGGTCTTGATGATGAAGACAAGTGAAACATATGATGCCTCTTCCGACCATAGTTATGCGTCAACGACTATTGCGTGTGTTTTGTTCTCGTTGGGTTATGAAATATCTGAATTTTCAACCGTATCGTTTGACGAGGTAATGGAAAAAATTAGGTCTGTTTACGCTTATAAGCCGTCACACCTAATAAATACGCAGACCGAAAATTATGCGGTTTACGAATATCTCAAAAGTCAAAACATATTATTGACAAGGGTTCTTAGGCGATCATATTTTGATTTGCAAATTTCAGCATACGAGTTATCTCATGCCTGATGGACAGCGTTACGAATTGGATCAGTTGTTTAGTCTTAGCAGTTTTATAGATATTCCGTTAGAAGATTTTGCCGACCAATGCATAGACGAAGATTGTGCACAGTCTGTTGTTGTTGGTGATTACATGTTTAATACTGTCGGTGTTGATCGCCGCAATATCGCGACAGGTGGGGCAAGCGATTTTGACTATGTGATTCATCAGCCCCACGCAAAACTCCACAAAGGTTACTCAAGTCCACAGTGGCTTTCTTTGGCATTGGTTTTTGCAATGTTTGATGTTAAAAGAATGAAGACTGTTCTTTCAATTTCGGGATATTTGGATAGGTTTAAATACGATATATTGGTTAATAGGTACGGCGCAGAGTTGTCAATATTGAACTCTAAAAGACTTTTGTACTATGAGCGTTTCGCTAAAGGGACATCTAATATTCTGCCAAATGTGCCATACAAGACGGTCACACGGCAACAATTGGAACTTGATACCGACACACAGTATGACCTTATTCTTGGATGGTCTTCTGATATGGAAAACCCTTTTTTGGGGGCATCAACCTATGTTGACAGACTAAATTCTGGTGGGGTCATGCTTATACAAAATAGTTCTGACTCCTCGTTTCTTTATCATAATAAAACGATTGTCAGCCCTGCTTGGGAGTGGCATCATGAATTAAAACACAATAATTTATGCAATGTTTATCATATCCCACTATTTTATGGGCTTACAATAGTTGTTAAGGATTAATATGCTCATTCAAGACAATTTTTTTGACGACATTACGCTTAGCGCAATATTTGATGATCCGTCGTTTTTCCCTGCCTCTATGGGGGAGGGGGAAAAAGTCGCGTCGTCACCAAACATGTATAACGATCCCAGCGGCTCAGTTTTTTCACCGTATATGTTTTGGGATGGTTGGTGGAAAAGCCCCATGGATACTCTCAAAAAGAAACTTATACGAAAAATTTTTGAGGGAAAAATCAACATTGACGAAGTAGTCGGATTTGAGTATTGGACACGCACATATCAGCAGGGGCAATATATACAGCCTCATGTTGATGCGGATACGGCTAGGTATGTCAATGACAAATCGCTTGGTACTCCGATAGTTGGGGCAGTTTGGTGGGGTGTTGACAATAACGAGGATGCAGGTTTTTTTGAACTCTACCCCACTCTTTTGGAGCGAGGATCAATAGGGTCGTTGGAAAAAAGTTTTATAGATCCAATTTTGGAAAGCAGTCCAATAGAGACTCGTGAGCGAATTAAGTATAAAAGCAATCGGCTTATTATTTTTGATGCCGGTCACCAACTTCACGGCACAACGCCAGCGTCATCAGGTGTGAAGCAGTCCCTGATTGTAAATGTTTGGGGTAAGGAATGTCCGCCTCATGGTCTTTTAACTAATGGCTTTCATTATGAAACAGGCTCTCCTGTTTTTGGAAAATCATATCGGGTTACTGTATCAACCCCATTGGGAGATGAAACTCTGTCTGTTGTTTTCAATACTGACACCAAGGCAAAAATTGAGCAGGGTAAGTATTCTGCCGACATTAAATATTCATTAGAAAATGGTGAATTTAAGGCGCGGTATGAAGTATCTACCCCAATGATCGCAAATGTTTCTTTGGATCTGACAGAAGACGGCGGGTATGTTCGTGGGCGCATGATAATTAATGACTATTCGGTTCTTGATGTTTCGGGGGTTATTTCTGTATGAAAAACGATCATCCGACATCTGGAGGTGTGCATATATTTGATAATTTTATTGATGCCATTAGCGCCGAGCACATAGAAAAGTTTTTACTGAAACAGCCTCGTACAATTCTAAAAGAATTGACGGACGATGGGGTCAACTTCTATTCAGCAACCAAAGACGAATATGGTGAAACATACACGCAACCTTCATTACTAATTGAGAATAATCAAGAGTTACATGATTTAATTTTCCCTCATATTCAAAGAATTCACGAACAAATAGAATTCATTTGGGGGCGTCAAGTCGGATTTGAACAAGGTTTCAATGTTTGCGGATACCAACAAGGTGAAGAACTTCGTGCTCACTATGACGGATTAAAAGTAGATCTTGCTACACCAGCAGGATACGAAAGCCGTGACATAAGTTCAGTTCTATATCTGAATAGTGGCTTTACTGGTGGGACATTGCATTTCCCTAATCTTGGGATAAGTTTATCCCCGAAGCGAGGAATGCTTGCCCTGTTTCCATCTTCAGAGATCTACACTCATTATGTTAAAGCCGTTGAATCTGGTGTACGATTTTTTGTAACTCAATTTTGGTGTTTGCAATGAGTTCTATGGCTTTTGATTGTGTTCACATCATTGACGGGTTCATTGATGTTTCTTCGCTTAAAGAAGTAAACCAAATAATTGCGCACGGGGATTATGGCGTAAATATTTCAAAAGCGCAAGGGGAAGATGGTTATAGGACTTTGGGCTTTAGTGAAAACCTGTTTGATGTAGTGACCAAATATTCTCCGCCGAGCATAATTCTCAAACCACACGAAAATTTTCCAATCAAAAAAGTTTTTGATCCGATCATGCTAAAAATGCATCAAACCATTCAGCATTTATGGGATAGGGATTTATTTTTAGAGACAGATTATTCTATTTTGGGGTATAGGGTTGGAGAGTCTCTAAAAGCACATCATGACGGAATATATAATCTCAAAACCAATAGCGGTCATCCGAGAAGAGATGTTTCATCTGTTTTATATTTAAACGACGACTATGAAGGTGGGGAGTTAAATTTTGTGAATCAAAAACTAAAAATTAAACCTAAAGCGGGAACGGTTGTACTTTTCCCGTCAACAGAAAAATTTGTGCACTACACAAATAAAGTTGTTTCTAATATTAAGTTCTTTATTCCTAGTTTGTGGTGCTTCAAATGAACTCTGCTTATGATGTAAAAATTGGCTCAGCCGACGGATTGACAGATGATGTTCTTGGTTCTTTGCGAGGAAAAGTATCTTTAATTGTAAACATCGCAACCAAAACAAACTACATACCCAAAACGAGCGCAATATGGTCGTATACGAGAACAGCCAGACAGTTGTGGGAATTACAGACCGTTCACGACATGTATGAGAATTTTTCGGTTGTTGGTGTTCCGTGTAATCAATTCGGTGGACAGGAACCAGCGAACAGTAAAGAAATTGCCTCCTTTGTCGCGCGTGCCTACCCTTGGGTAACTTTTCCGATCACAGAGAAGGTTGATGTGAATGGGGAAAACGAGCATCCACTTTTTGGGTTCTTGAAGGGTACCGCTAAACGCATTTCCAGTGACACCAGAGCAGATAATTCAGCGGAAGCATCTCAGGGGCACAACCTTGCCAATCAGGCTTTACACCGTGTTCCTCATAACTACGAAAAGTTCCTTGTAGACGGGTCTGGTAGAGTTATTCGTAGATTCAGTTGGGGAGAGTTTCCTCTTGCATCAGAACGCCTCACGGATCAAAGTACGGCGACTATTTTGGAAGCATTAAACGAGGTTTTTGATGGATAACAACACAGTCCCAAATGGAAGACACCTAGGCGGGGGAACAGTATTATTTGAAAACGCTATAACTGTTCCGCAAGATGACCTTATTTCGTATCTTGAGCAAGAAAAAGAACGCTGGAGAGCAGAGAATTTTACCGTTGTTTATGACGACAACGGGGAGCCTTTGCATACGATCAATAAAGGCGGTTTTATTTATGGTCTTGATGCCTACAAGCGTTCGCCAGTAAGAATACAAAACCTTACTCATCCATTTTTTAAAGAATGCGATGACCGGGTTTATCAAGCACTTTTAGCCTATATAGAAATGTTCCCTGCAATTCTTCAATGCTTGTGGTGGAAATCTGGTGGTCATGTGCTTTGCTATGACGAAGGAGCAAGTCTTGGATTTCACTCTGATAATGATGTGAATTATCGGTATGGGGCGATGCCTCAACTAGATCACGCAACACGCAATGTTGTATCGGCGTTGGTTTATTTTAATTCGTGTACTGATGACGGAAGCCAATGTAAGTATGGGTTTAGTGGTGGGCACATGAGCATCCCGTATTTTGATATTGATATTGTTCCTCATACTGGCTCCATAGTTTTGATGCCCGCCAATTATCTTGGTGCTCATGAGATACACGAAATAACCAAGGGTTCAAGATATTCGTATCTTCTTTGGTTCGCCCAAGGTACACCCGCGCCAGAGCATGGGGTCAACCCGGTTGTTTCTGATGGCGAATACCATTCTGGCGGTCAATGGTGGCTAGACACCCTTATGGAAGACTACGATAAGTATCTCATTAGTAAATATCAAAATAATGTGCCAGAAAAACTGACACTTTTTAAAAGCAGAGCGAAAGACCACATATAAATGAAATTTAATGGGATAGATCTACAAGAGTTGGGTGGTGGTGTCATACTCTTTAAAAATGCGTTTTCAATTGATTGGGATTTCACAAGACAACTATTTGAAGAGTTCGTTGTTGCAGAACGAGAACAAATGTATACAGAGGGTATCAATCCCGAGACGGGCGAACCGTGTTATATAAACCGAAGCGGTTACATCTTTGACAAAGAGGGTGTTGACATGATGCCACGACGCGCCGCTAACACTCATCAGGATAAGCGTTCAGAAGTTATTGAGTTATTATCGTTTCTTGAGTCTGCGCGAGATCAATGCTTGCTCGCATATATGACAGTTCACCCGCTTGCATATAAAAATATCTGGTGGAAAGTTAAGGGACATATTGTGTCCTATTCAACCCATAAGGGTGGACTTTTTCTAGGTACACATTCAGATTCAAGTGTTGACTATCTTTACGGCATTGACCATCCGAAAGAGCAACTGCCAACAAAAAATACTCTTTCGGTTGTCATGTATATCAATGACTGTGTCCCTGAAGGAGAAGTTGTAGACGGAACATTTAGTGGTGGGGAACATGTTTTTGATTATTTAAATATTTCATATTCTCCGTCAAAGGGTGATATTTTGATGTTCCCATCCAACTTCATTGCATCCCATGAAGTAAAAAGGGTGACGGGCGGAACTAGATATAGTTATCTTGGCTGGTACTCCCATGGATCCCCAAACCCTTCGTTGAATGAAACGATTGTTGACCCGATAACAGATGCGGAAGAAGCACAACGATCAACAAACGTATATATGCCAAATCTAAGAAAAGATTTCCGTGACTATTTGACGGCTCATGTCAAAGACCAAGAACATCTTGGTTTTACTTTGACATCAAGGATGAACTAATGAAAATGAAACATTTGGGTAGTGGAATTGTTCTTTTTGAGAATGCGGTTGATTTTACTGATGAGTTTTTTGACGCATTCATGAAACGTATGTACGATAACTCTCCGCCAATAATTTATGATGTCGCCGACGAATCCTCTACGGTCAAAAATAATGGTGGATACGAATTTAATAAAGAAACATTAAAATCCTTGCCTATTCGCCATACAAACACTTTGTACAACGGTATGTCAGATGATGATGTTGCTTTTGTTAAGTGTTTAGAAGATGCTGTTTATGATTGTCTTGTTCAATACTGTAAAGTATTTCCTGTTGTTATGGAGACTGTTACTTGGCGGACGCGCGGATATTTTATTGAGTACCACGAAGGAATGTATATTGGTTCTCATTCGGATTGCGCAATCGCATACGAACCCAATAGTTTCGTTGAAATAAATACTTTTCCTATACATAACACACTTACTTCAAGCATTGTAATGAATGACGATTACGAGGGTGGTCAAATAGGTTTTGCTCCTTGGGCTATTTCGGTTAAACCGCCAAAAGGAAGCATTCTGATATATCCGTCTTCATTTATTGGGTGCCACTCTGTTTCGCCGATCACAAAAGGTGTGCGTTTCGCATATCTGTCGTGGTTTGCTCATGGGATGACACAACACTTGGATGTCAACTCGGAATCAACATCAATGGATGCACAGTATTCGTGGATGCGAAAACTGCGTGAAGATGTTGGGAATGTATTTCAGAATCACGTTTTGCTTGGTGATATTACGGAATAGTCGCCACGCATATCTGTTTATGAATCACGCGCGACCCATACTTAAACCCGCCTTTTGTTGCCTGAAGCATGCAACTTCCATCAACTATCAATAAATCTTTTTCGTTCCATTTCCATTCTTCAAGAATATTCAAATTGCATACATGAATTATGTCTAATATCTCAGCGATTATCTTCAAGAAAACTTTCTTTTCTTCGTCCGATAGTTCTTCCCTGTTAATAAAAAATTTAAACCTTGGGTGTTCATCAGATAGATCACCAAATTCGGTTGAAAAAAGTAATATTTTTTGATTTGTATTTCTGTGTAGTTCTACCATTCTTCTAGAAATTTTTGTTTCTTGGTCAACCCACTCAATCTGATCAACTAATTGTTTCCATTCAGGCTTCAACAATTCATATACTTTTCTCATATCTATGAGTAGGGTGGAACCAGCGCGCTTGTCGCACTGAAAAATCACATTATTTAGCAATACTCCTGCGATCGGAGACTGTCGTGTGATATCCATGCTCCACTCAACGATCAATTCGTTACGAGATTTTTTATTTCTTAATTCAACTTCAAGTGTTTCATAGTATGGAATGTCAAGAAAATTGGGTGACTGTGTATTTGGCGACCAATTTGCAAAATCTCCTAGACGTCGCGCTAGTTCTTGTTGCTGTGCTTCAGTAATGTTTAATTTTTTGAAGCCTACAGCACCATAAATATTGAGAAGATGACCGTAATATGGGGCATTAACTAGTAGATCAACAAACTCAACTTTCTTGAATGCCGGACATGAGAACATCTGGATCTATTTTCCCTCTGTCTTTATTGTCTTCAAAAACTCTGTGATGCGAATAGGGTTGCATTTGACCCTCTTTCCCCTCAAGTGTTCTGTTTTGATAGACAGGATTTGCGCGATCAACTTTCTCAGGATTTAGATATTCTGAATATACACAGTATTTGTGGTAGTCATCGTACAGGCTGTCAATCCAATGCGGTCTACACCAACCATCTGCTTCAGAGGCTTCCGCGACACTGATTAGAACACTTTCGTCAGAGTTCCCTTGCGACCAAAACTCTAGATATCCGTACCTGTGTCCCTTGGTTACGGTTTTGACGCCATGGGTTGCCATGTAGTTGGTAGGGAAAATAAAAATATCACCCTGTTTTGGCGTTGTCTCTACGCCCAAATATGGGAAGAAAAGGTTTCCGCCAACATAGTTTGTTCCGTCATACTCTTCTTCCGAGTTGACACAATCGTTCGGGTAAAGCATGATGGCGACAACTTGGCGCATCTGCATCTGCCCTTTAGGGACATATCGTTTCCCTTTTGTTGAACGAAAGTTTGAGTCGTTATCATTATGAATACCTAGGTAGTCGCCTTCGTCGTAGCGCATAAGGTGCCCGCGGCTTCTCCACCACAAGGTTCCAAGAACCATCGGGTATTCGTCAATATATTTAATTAGACATTTATATATCTGATCTTCCCAATAGCGAAAGGTCTCAACCATTTCAGGATCCGTGTCTTCTTCCACGGGGTTGAGTAGACGGACGGGAACTTCTTCTATCTGTTCAAGGGAGAATTTGTTTCCGTCTTCGTTGGTGGCGTAGGTTACGCCGTCACGATCTTTATGGTATGTCCATCTTTGTTCGTGAGCCTTTTTTGCGTTTGCGTCACACCATACGCTTACTTTTTCTCTATCAATTTTTACTACGCCGGGGAACCTGACAACACCGCCGCCCAAACTTTCCATGGGCATGTCCATGATTTCTTTAATTGTTGGTTTATCTATTTCTGGTGTTGTTCCGTTGAATAAGTTATTTTCGCTCATTGAGAACTTCCTGAAGTTGATGGTGGGTGTTGTAGGCGTGCATATGAAGCAAAAGTCTTTGAGGGCTTGTTAGCGGACTAAACAGCACGCATCTGTCCCCTTTTGTTATTTGTTTTACGCCATGAATATATTCGTGTCCGCCGGGGAAAAGAATAAGTTGCCGTGCTTTTGGTTTTATTGAAAGGTCTAGCATCGGGAAAAATAATTCCCCACCTTCAAAATCTTCATTAAGATAAAGGTTCGCCGCAACTTCTATTAAAACAGGGGTATTGAATTCGCTTGGAGAGTATTTTGGCATAAAATCCACAACACCTTTATCAAGTGCTTCGTTGTCCGCGTGCGGGCTATGATCGGAACCAACCAAAAACTTTTTGTAGTACGGGATCAGACGATGAACCAAAGTTCTTCCGTAGGTATCGGATGCAATTCTCATTATTTTTTCACCGTACACAGCGCTCAACGGATGAGTTGATGTTGCTGACCATTCGCTCTGGCGTCTTTTAACCTCTTGAGCGTAAGCGCCAGTTAGGACGACAGGTCCGTGATTGTATTGCTCTAATGGAGCGACCCACGACATGCTTCCGTCCCATTCAAATTCCTCATCATGGAATCTGATTAGTTCGGACGCGTCTTCTTCGGTTATGAAGTCGTCAAACGCATAAATGTGTTCATGCCCGAGATAAGCCATATATGAACATTATCTCACTTACCACTTACCTAAAGGGCACACCGCTTCTTTAAGTTTTGTTTTGATCGCCATAAAACAACCGCATTCTTTGCATTGTTTTGTTAATTTAAAAAACCTGGGACATGATTCACAGATCGCGTATCTGCTATTTGAAACAGTTTCATCAAAATGGTAATTATCTGGATTGAGTGCAGTTAATGGGGTTGTTGACCCCATTTTCTTTTTATATTCCTGCCAAGCGCTCATTATTCTGTGGAAAGCGTCCAGTTTGCTCCATCCCACTTATAGTTGCCGTAAGGGGGGATTGTTCCGTTGAGGAAATTGAGGAATTGTTCTTCTGAAATTTCAACAATTACTGGTGCCGACTTAAATACGGCATTTGCTCCTTCAAGCGCATTGTCTATTGAGTGAAGCCAGCCTAATTCGCCATCTACGACGAAGGCGTAATGCGTATGGTTTACGGGTGCCGTAAAGGCTGGAGCGGTTGGGGTTGTCTCAGACATATATTTTTCCTTTTGTATTTGTTGACAGTTACACTAGCATATACAGGAATTTACTATATACAGACCGAACCCGTGTTGGATGTTGAGCATCCTGCTGATACTGATCCTGCCTCACCACAGGCATTGGTGCATGCCGTACAACTACATGTCGTTGTGGTTGTGTAATAACGACAGCCATTCAAACAGCCCGGCATGTTACACCCAATAAGAGCACCAGTACCAGTTGACGATGATGGGGTACAGGAACCACACGAAGGAGCAAAACACGGCGGTGGGAAGGACGGCGGGAAATATGGTGGGAAAAACGGTGGAAAGAACGGCGGGAAGTAGGGTGGGAAAAATGGTGGGAAGAACGGCGGGAAGTATGGCGGGAAGAAAGGTGGGAAGTAGGGCGGGAAATATGGGGGTGTTGCCGAGTTAGACGGAGATGAGGTTCTAGTAACACCATAGGTGCTGTCAGTAGTGACGGTGAAAGTATAAGCGGTATCAGCAGTCAACCCGCTGACGGTGATCGGCGAAGATGAACCTGTTGTGGTTATGTTCCCCGGACTTGAAGTAACGGTATATGTGGCGATTTCTTTACCGTCATATGTTGCCGCGACGAAGGTGACATTGACAACAGCGCCACTTGCTGTTGCCGTGACACTAGTTGGGGATGTAACAAATTTCCCTCCACCAGCAATATTGCCGAATTGGTTTATCACGTGTCGCTCAAGTCACCTATCAAATACCACTCGTCTGTGCCTCGCTTGATTAATGAGGCGGTTGCGTAGCGATCTCGTAAATAGTTACCCGGTGTAGCACGAACAGAAGTCGTTCCCGGTGTGCTTGCAACAATCTGTGTTTTGCCAGCACCATATTGAACGATGTTTATAACCGTACCGATTGGGAACGGTGTGGATGCGTTTGTTGGAACATTAACCACATTGGCTCCTGCGAGGTTCATTTCAATCAACGAGTTTTTGTCGCCTAACGCTATCACATATGGTGTTGTCGTTTTTGTGGATATTGCTACATCAGCAACTTTGGTGAGGGAAATAGCCGCCGTATCAGAGATGTCGCTATTTGTTATGGAACTCGCTAGGTTAAGTTTTGAGTACGCAATAGCGGCGGAACTGCTTACATCAGCATTGACAACTACCCCAGAACTGATTGCTGTAACACCAGAGGATGAAATGGTCACATCACCAGTTACGGTTGTTGCGGTTGGAACACCAGAAGAGTTGTGGACAACTACTTGAGCGGCGGTTCCGCTAGCCAATTTTGATAGGGCTATTCCAGCAGAAGCATTGATATCGGCATTTACAATAGATCCGTCAACAATTTTTGCGCTAGTAACCGAGTTGTCAGCGAGTTTTGCTGTCGTGACGGCAAGATTATTGATCTTTGCTGTAGTGACTTCGCTGTCGTCTAATTGTGCACCAATTTCCGCCCACGCGTTATCGTTGCCATATAGGTAAAGTTTGTTGTCAGAAAACAAGTAGCACACACGACCCGGACTTAAAGTCGGCTGACCAGCACCACCAAACGCGGCATCACGGGCAGCGCTATCAGCAAAATAGGCGACCGTCTGATCCATTAGGTATGTGTTTATCTGCGATGCCAATACTTGGCTACCAGCGGAAAACAAGCGAACGCCTGCACCAGCCATTTAAACCTCTGTTGCTTTCTTGAAAGTTATTTAGATTATACATCAAAAATACCTGTTTTTTAATGAGGGGTAAATGTTGTAAAATCTTTCTCGGGGTTCTTCATTGCTTCATCGGTCTTTTTCTCTTAAACGCTTCTTTGCGTGCATCATCCCGTTGTCTCTGCTCGTACTTTTTATCCCTTTCGCTTCCCCTGCTCAGGCAACATTTTCCAGCCTTACAGCAATCTCAAACGGTCAAGGATTTCTACAAGGAGAGTTTGCGGAAGTCGGTGTACGGGCAAACGGCGCCTTCGGCTCAACCAGCGTTCCTAGTGGGTTTCACCAAAACACAGGAAACTGTCTGGGTTTCCGTGTTGACCGCGAGATGGACGGATGGGGGAATACGGCATCCACAGATGATGGCGACTTCTTTTGTCCGGGTTCACCGTTTGAGGGTTGGCAACTTAAAGTCGGTTCAATAGCCAAAAACGATCATGTCCAAACTGGTGTTTCTGGTTCTGTTTCTAGCGCGCAATCATCTGGTTCTTCGCAGTGTGTTTCTTGGGTTAGCGCAAGCCCGTATAACGGGGTAAGCGTGCAGCAGCGTTATTGCGTCCCCACGACAGGTCAAGCACTTCATACAGATGTCACCCTTACGAATACAACAGGCTCAGCAATTTCTGATATTTATTTCGGTCGTGGTTTTGACCCCGACAACTTTACTGGCACGGGAACGGTTCCCAACTGTGGTGGTGCACCCGCGAACACAAGCATGTTCCAATCCTGTAACGCGGTGACTGGTCAAGGATCTGAGGCTCAAGCAACAGCGCGTTGGGGCAACGGAGCATTTATCGCATTGCAGTCTTTTGATGCTCGCGCTCGTGTGGCACGACAGGCAGGTGGTTTCTCCTCACCCGACCCATCAGCAATTTGGACTGCTGGTGAAACATCTGCTTCATCGGGTACATATTACGGAAATGTAGGAGAATTTCAGGCTGACGCAGGTCTTTATGTTGCCCTTAAAGTTGCGACACTTGGTGCTGGCGCTTCAACATCTTTCCGTATTAGTTATGTGCTTTCCGCTGAAGGGAATAATGCGCCAGTAGTTGGCGCACCAGTAGTTAGTGGGATTGGGCAAACCACCGCCCATGTTGCCACAACAATCAACCCTAAAGGCTATTCAACCACAGCAACACTTATCTATTCGGTTAATTCAGACTTCTCTTCATCTTCATCGGTATCAATGGGGACATTCACTGGGAGCGATGAATTAACGGCTGAAGCAGATATAACTGGTCTTGATCCAAGCGAGACTTATTATGCAAAAGTTGTTGCTACTAACGAAACTGGCACAACCGAATCTGCGTCATTCACATTTGACACCCTTGCCGCTACCGCACCGATCGTCTCATCTGAAGAACCAACGGTTTCCGTTGATGATGGTCCTGTAACTCTCTCGGGAACTTTAAACCCTAACGGTTTTAGTTCCACTGCCACATTCCAATACAGCACAACATCCGACTTCTCTGGAACCGTAGTTAATGTTCCCGTATCGGGGACTTTTACTGGTACATCTATTTCAACGGTGTCAACGGTTGTTTCAGGGTTAACTGGTTCAACTACTTACTACTTCCGTTTGAAAGTAACTAATGCTTCTGGCTCTGCATATGGCTCAACCATCTCCTTTGTCCCTAACGATATTCCTGCTCCAACATCTTTAGTTGTAACAAGCCTTGATGACACAACTGCTAGTGGAACACTTCGTTGGGCGATCACTCAAGCAAATGCAACTTCCGGTGGGATATATGACGCAATCACTTTTACTGTTGACGGCATAATTGCCCTTACTAGTGCTCTACCGCAGATAACACAAAGCCTTACGGTCACTGGGAATGGCAGAACACAAACCGTGATTGATGGCAACAACCTGTACCGACCGTTTAATA